CAAGTATGTGTCCCACACTCGCTTAACACTCAACGGTCTACGTCATTACAATTGTGCTGGTGTTCCTGTTCCCCTTGCGTCAGTAACGAGTATCCTCTCGGCTACTCAATCGGAGCTAACACGAAAGAAACTTGCACGGTGGAATGTCCTAAATCCTGGTATCGCAGATAAAGCAGCCGAACGAGGCACTTGGATACATGGTGCTACGGAGAATCACCTGCGAGGTCTTCTAGTCAAACCCCCTAAAGAATACGCGGACTACTGGAAGGATCTCCCAGAAAAAGTAGACGAATTATTAGAGGGAGGAAAAGTACTCTGGAGTGAAAAACCTTTCAACCAACCTCAGTGGTCGAATTATGTAGGAGAAGATGGCGTTGGTCGTATTCACTATTACGACCCAGCTACAAAGCATGGATGGGCGGGCTGCTGTGATATTATCTACCGGGACATGAATGGAGAGATCATCCTAGGAGACTTTAAAACTTCTACTGGTCCCTACAGTTTTAAGTTCCCTAATAAGAATTCACCTATTAATGAACAGACGCGCAAAGCTTTAATCTCGGGTGTTTACAAACTAAAAAAGACTCAACTTCAGCTGGCAGCCTATAAGTTAGCTGCTGAAAGTTGCCTGGATATTAAGATAAGTAAGACCCAAATTATTGTCTCCACCGCAATACCCGCTTTCTCTGTCCAGGTCTTTACTTTTGGGAAAGATATAATTGAAAAAAATGAAAATCAGTGGAAAGAAATTGTGCGACAGTACTACGAAGAAAACTCCTCCGAGTAAAATTACAATCTGTAAAGGATGGTGTCAGAAGATGGCACAATAACAACACTGAGAACTCCCATGCTTTTTATTCACAGTCGTAATCCAGAAGTTCATAAATTTGTAAGCTCTAAAACGGGTAAGATCCCACCTGGTGGTAACTACAAAGTCTTTAACGAAAACTGGATTGCTACTGAAGATACAATTGCCAATATTGCTCAGAGCACCGCTGTAGGAGAGGGTTTATGCGCATGGCATATGGTAGGGGGCAGAAGGACGAAAAATAGTACGGAGTGCTTAAAAGCTGGATTAATAATTATTGATGTAGATAACCAAGCAGATGGAAAAGACTCCGATGGAAACAAAATACAACAACAGGAATTAGATGAGGCTCAAGCACTAGAGCTTCCAGTTGTAAAGCAATACTGCTCCTTCGCATACCGCTCACCGAGTTATACAGAGAAATGGCCACGATTGCGTTTAGTGTTTGGATTAGAGAAGCCTATTATCGATACTGAATTTTACCAGTGGTTCAGTCGTAATATTGCACAACAAATCCCAGGTTCAGACGTTCGCGCAACGACCGTTCCTAATCTCTTCTATGGATGCAAAGGGATCGACCCCCAACAAGAAACTTTTTATATATCCGAAAACTTTATCCCTGAGACCCGCATTAGAGATGCCTTTCAGCATTACTTAACTATTCCTAAAGAAGGGAAAGAAAAAGGGGCAGCAAGTGAATATCTAAAAGCCCTGATCTCTCACGAAGGATTAGATCTGACCAAACTTTTGAGTCACTCAGTAAGGTCCATTCTCGAAGGAGCAGCGGTTGATGACAGGTCCTTTGCCATGGCGATGGCTCTTAAAGAAATAATCGGCTGGTGCAACTGGTTAAACGAATTTAATATTCCTATCCAAAGAGATCCCTTGACAACTGCACACCATGTGTTCGAATATATCTATGACTACAGCCCTAACTTAGATGGCAAGTTCGAACGCATTCTTAACAGTGTCTCTGATAGTAGAGAACTTAAACCTGCGCTTGCTATCGCAGCCGAGGAAGGAAATGTAGCCGTTTGGAGAAAGATAAGATATTACAATAAAGAATTTTACAAAGATAAGTGTCCCTCAGATGTTCAAGCGCAACTCACCGAACAGCGTCGTAAACCTCTCAATTCAATTCTTACTTTGGAAGACTCTCCTCCTCAACCCTCCTCCTCTCGTGAACCGCCTATGCCTTCCTCTATTCCTAAATCACCTGCTCAATTGATAAAAATCCAGAAAGACTCCAAAAGTTTCTCGGAAAATGATGTTGCCGACATCATTGTAAATAACTATGGAGAAAACTTTATCTTCGACTCTTCCTTAGACGAATTCTTCACCTATGACAATGATGAAGGAACCTGGTATATCCAAGATGAACAACATATAAAACGACGCATCATAAAAACTCTCGACACCTTCATCCAAGCAGGCGTTCTCCAAAAATACAATTCCGCGACCGTAGGGTCTGTCTTTCAAATTCTTAAGGCAAAACTCTTACGTTCCGTAGATGGAGGACGTACTTCCATATGGAAGAAGAATAGAGGATGTATACCTTTTACTAATGGAGTTCTGCGCTCAGAAAACTTAGACTTTATCCCTGGTAACAATAGAGATTTATTTTTAAGAACCAAACTTTCTTTTCCTTATGACGAAACAGCCACGTGCCCTAACTTCTTAAACTGGCTAGGTAGCAGTGTAGGAAAAGAGAAAACAATAATTATTCAAGCATTCTGTCGTGCGTTACTAACGGGGTACACCATCGGAGAAAGATTCCTTCATCTCGTTGGACCCGGAGGAACTGGTAAATCTACTCTTCAACAAGTTCTTATCGCCTTAGCTGGTTTCTCAGGGACCCATACCAGTAATTTAGAGATCATTGAGACCAATAAATTTGAATGCCATAATCTCATTGGTAAGCGTTTACTTTTACTTACAGACGAAGCAAATTTCAATAAGCGGTTAGATGTACTAAAGAAAATAACATCTGCATCTGATACTCTCCGGGCTGAGCGAAAGTACGGCAAAGAAGTTATAAACTTCAAACCTGAAGTACTCGTTTGTATTGCCTCCAATGAGCACATTAGTAGCAGTGATATTAGTAGTGGACTCGAACGGCGACGTCTCACAATCGTGATGGATAAAGTCGTCCCTCCTTCTAAAAGGCGCGACATGCTCAACGTCTATATCGACCATGTAGATGGCGAACTAGCCCCTGAATTATCCGGGATTGTAAGTTGGGCTCTGTCTTTATCTTTTGAAGATATGAGGGATATTCTCGCTAATCCCGTTAAACATGTTCCCACCCTCAATGCCACTAACCTCGAAGCTCTCATCTTCAACAACCCCTATGTGGCATGGCTCTCAGAATGCACTCTATATGCTCCACATAGTCAGGCTCTTATAGGTGCAGGTGCCTTTAGGCCCAGTACAGACGAATCAGAAAGAGGTCTTTTTGTGAAGAATGCCTACATCGAACTCTATGCCTCCTACGTAAACTTCTGCAAATCCAATGGCTATAAACACTCTGCAAAACCTAGGTTTGTAGATCGTCTTAAAGAAACTATCCGCAACGTACTCAAAGTATCGAAAGTCGAACCAAAATTCATTAATGGTAAAGCAGTATTTACAGGACTAAGATTGAAACCATTCGACCCCACCACGGACAGAGCTTGCTCTGGTCCCAATAGGCTCCCGAGCCCAGTGGAGTGGGCCTCTAATCCAACTCAAGAAACTTGGCAAGCATCTTTCAAAACACATGACCCCATTCCCAACTAGATCACTCACAGCAACTCTTTTCGGTCTTGGGATAGCAGCCTCAGCAACTACTGCTATCTTTCAACCCTCTCTCTATCCCTCTACCCTTGCTGCTACCGGCACTCTGGTTGCTGGGGTCCAACTGGGATCAGAGGCGCGACGCAAGAACGAACAAAAAACCATAGAAGCACAGAAAGTAGGAAAAGTATTCAGTATGCTTTATGAGAATAATCTAGGTCTCGTTAGTCCCGATCAACTAAGCTATAACGCCGAAATAACAATCGACCGCGCTGATGCATTCTTAGGTGCGTTGGGAGAGCAACAAGGAGCTCAAAAAATTCCTACAGAAAAAGGGATGATTTACTCCTTTCCTCACCCTAAAAATGTAATAAAAATGTTAACAGACAATGCTCAGAACTACATCGCTCAACATGAGAAGGATCGTACACAGCCTCTATTGATGGAAAATAATACTTTAAAGATGCGAATAACAGATCTAGAGGCCGCTCTACGCCTGCAAGCTCAACAAGCAGAGAAAGTTCGAAGAGAAGGAGAACTGCAGCCCTACGTACCGCAAGAACCCCCTCTCCGCACAAATACTAAACAAAATAATGATCCTTGGAGCAAGCTACTGTAAATACTCCCCTTTTTATATCCTATTTAAATACTCCCAAAGGGTAGGAGAATGAGGATCAGAGGACGCTTTAACATGAAGCTTAGGATTATTCTTTAAGTATCTTTCCATTCCTTCTGTATATGTCTCAAGAAATTCCTCCATAAACTCCAACTTATTAGCGGGATCGGCTTCAAACTCACGTAAGGAACGAGTTGCAAAGGTAGGATCAAGAACATAAAAATCCCCCCAGTCAGGGTGATTTCTAATAACAGCACTCTTCCCTCCTCTCAACGCTTCTATAACCCCTGCTCGCTGCTGGCGAGAACCCTCACGTGAAACTGCACTCGGAACGTGTTTTCCCAGATCTATAACATCCTCCGGTGCTATATAACCCATCAAGGCTTCAGCCTCTGCATCTCCATAACGACGCTGCCAAATCCACGGTTCAACTAATTCCGGACGAGTACCCGCGTAGATCCCAGGTCCATGGGATCCTCCCCTAGGGGAAAATCCTCTCTTCCGAATAAGGTTGGCCGCGTCTGTACTAGTGGCATGGATCCACCGGCCAACTTCTGGAAGACGGCGGTAAATACTCATTACTGAGCCACTCTTTCTTCCTGAGGGGTTTTAAACAAACGGTTTACAAGGTAATCACCTAAAAATAAGACGGGTGCATTAATAAATGTCTTCTTAATACCTTCAGCTAAGTTCTCGGCTAAGCGCCAATTACGGGCATCAGCACTCACATCTTTTATCTTGTCACCTACCCGCATGCGCATGTTGGGAAACTCACTCGCCCCTTCTAAAATCTGTCGGAAAATATAAGCCTTATTTTCTTCATTCCTCAAACGATTTAAATTTCTATTGAGGTCAGAAATCTCACTTCGAGGAGGGAGATCTCTAAAGTCAGGAGTGGATTCTAAAATCTCTCTACCTTGTGTAGTTCTCGCCAGAGCGTTAAGTTTATCTTCCATTATCTTAATCTTCTGCTGCACGGCCTCATTAAGGGCTTCCTCTACACCTGGAGCATGAGGATACTCCTTCATATACATATTGGTAATAATATCTGCAGTGTCGGGATCGCTCATCATCTGATGAAAGTTCTCCTGAAGAATGTCAGGCTCGGGAGTCCGTCTAGGCACATTGAGCTTATCTCTCATGCCCGTAATAAGTGGATCATCCCGTATTATTGGGGGCGAAATAATCTCCACACTTCCATCCCGAAGAGCTCCTCCTCGATTCAGTAAATTTCTAAAACTATCAGGAAACTCATCTAACTGATCCGCAGGAACATACTTCCGAATCAGATGGAGTATATGACGTGGAGCAATACTCATTTACTCGCCCTCCCATTGACGACGTAATTTTTCTATAACCTCATCTCCAGGACCACGGTGTTTGGGAGCTTGATCAAATAAACGCTCAAATTCGTCGAACTCAAGCTGCTTATGTTTCTCCGTTACAATCCATCTTTTGAGTTGCTGCAGCGGGGCATATTCAGGAAGAGCCTCCAACAGATACCTTAAATGACGCGGTGAAAGTTGCGCGATTAAGTGAGGTTGAGCTAGCCGGATCTCATAACTCATTTAGCTCCGTGGGAAAGTTTCTTGATAACGAAGGCGAGCAGTTACTTCACGAGGAGTTAACCCATGAAGTTTCCTAGGATCCAGACCCATAGCAGAGCCAGCCATCCTGTAAGGATAATCATTCTCAGAAGTCATTTCTTTAATTTAACCCTCGCTAAGAGCATAAGATTATCTACCATATTATGACTCGAACTGGCATAATCTGTATTAGGAAAAGTAGGAGTATCTAAGAAATACTGCCTCGCATTAAGTAAACTTTCCT